TCTAGTTTACTACAAAGTTTCTTTAAACGCCTACGATTATAGTTGGGTACAATGTAAACAATGGCTTGGTTATTTTCTAAGTGTTCCCACTCTCCGCGCCATTTTGTAACTTTAATTTCGCCCTTTTTCCATGCTGCTGCACTCCAAGGACATACAGGCTTTATACTATCGAAGTATGCTTCCCAATTAATATTCTCTTTTACCATACAGCTATTTACTCAAGCAAATAGGTCCCGTAGGACCTATCTGGTTAGTATACTAATTAGTAAGACTTACTATTTACCGCGTCCACGTCCAGCCATTAACTTAGGCTTCTTCTTGCCGCGTCCTTTGCCAGCCATTACTTTGCCACGGCCTTCAGCAGTCATTTCTTCTTTTTGGAACTGCGGAGGTACTTTACCTTTTTTAGGCTTGCCACCTTTATCTTTAAGTGCTTTTTTCATTGGCTCTTTTTTGTCACCATCTTTATCAACATCTAAAAAGTCAGGCTTTGCTTTCTTTTCAGTTAATGCTGCATACAATGCTGCTTTAATTGTTTCAACTGCCATTGGATTGTCGCCGTCGGCTGTAGCAGGGTATGACTTTTTCTTGCGGTTTAAATCATTGCCATCTGGGATAGCGTCACTCATGTCACCGTACTTTGCATTTGGTTCAGTAGTAGCATCGCTAAATCCACCGTCGTCAGCTTCAGTTTCCATTTCTTGTGGAGCAGCTACACCTGAAAGAGATGCTATTCTTGCAAGCTCATTTTGGCTGTCCATATCTTTGCCTTTAACTTTGATAGTGTAAGAACCTTCGCCGGACATATCTTCAGTTTCGGCTTCTTCGTCATCCATGCCCATATCAGCTGCTAAATCTTCTTCTTCGTCTTCATCATCCATTGGATCTTCAATATCAGCTGCTAAAGCAGTTTCTGCGTCATCCATTGGATCTGCTACTTCGTTAGCATATGCTTCGTCTTCGCCACCGTCAAGATCGCCTAAGCTAGGAAGTTTCATTTTATCATCATCATCATGATCATGTTCTGGACTACCCATAATGCCTGACAATCGTTCCATATCCATACGCGGTGACATCATTGCGTCTGCTGCCGGAGCTGCATCGCCTAGTCCTGCGTTCTTCATCATATCTAACAAATCAGCTACATGTTCTTTGCCGCTTGCATTCATTGATACGTTTACACTTACAGGTGTTCCCTTGTCCATCTCTGGAGCTGGTGGAGACATTGCAGGTGGAGCCATTCCCATGGGTCCTTCGGCCATTCCACATTCATCGATGTTGTCCATTGATTCAATTAATTTCTTCATATTCATAATATCAGCCTCCTACAACTGCTTTAGTATTTTCATCATCAGTGATGTCTGTTGACTCCCCAACTGGAGCGCCTTCAGCACCGCTGTGCTTATCTTCTTTTTGAGCAGTTTCAAGTTCTTTTAAAAGGCTCATTACACGGCTTCCTGCAACACTATCTTGTGCGCTCTCGCCACCCATGTCTTCTGTTTCTAGTTTGGATACGTATGGTGTTTTGTCGTCCATTTCTTGGTATTCTTCTCTAGGATCGTTTGCGTTGCGTACAATAATATGTGCCTGATCGCAACCACAGCACTTAGCAATATACTCTTGTAGTACTTGACTAGTTGTTGGGTATTCTACTGCTAATTCAAAATATGTAACTTCCATATTACTTAATTGCGGGAAGTCTAGTGGACGTTCCTGTATTGGTGTTTTCTTGCCGGATGTTATATTAGAAATGTTATATTTTCTAAGGCATGTTTCTAACCGGTCAGTAAAGCTTTCCGGTAAAGGACCAGCTACTCCAATTTTAAATTCATAAGTCTTTTTAGACTCTGTTAGTACTTCTGTAAATGATCTCATTGTGCTCGGATCCCTGTTCTATATGTATTATTTATCTTTATCTAAGCCTTTGAGCTTCTCTAAAAGACTATTTCTATCAGTAACTACATAGCCTGCGCCATTAACAATGTCGCCTTCGCCTGTTGCTTTACCGTCTTTATCCATCTTTTCTTTTTTAAGTTGTAGTTCAATCATTTTTAATTTCTTATCCATTTTTGCAACTTTAGCATCAAGACTAGTTTTAAGCATACCGCCGGCAGTTTCAAATATACGACTGCTATAACGTGCTTCTACATTCATACCTAAGTCCATTAAGTCGTCATATGCTTCCATAGCCTTTGCAGCTATTACTTCTAGTTCGTCATCTGCTTTTTGACCTAATCCTTTAACTGCTGGTAATGCACTAGCAATCTTATCAAACTCGGCAATATCACGAAAAGTATCTGCTTGTTCTACTTCATACTTTTTCTGCTCTACTTCTTGGACTTCTGCGTCTTTAATAATTTCTTTAGAGTCAGGTAAGTTTAATAAGTCTTCTAATTTTTTTGTCATGAATTAATTCCATTATATGCTACTATTATTTATCTCTTCCTTCCATTATGGAATATATCATCTTCAGTAACAATACGAAACATTATGCCTTGTTGTTTACACCACGATCTAGCAGCTTCCCATTTTGCTTGATTAACTACATAATGTGCTTGATTATGTTTGCTATTGCCAAGGCGCTCTCGCATTGCTTGGTTAGCAGGTTTAACTTCAATTAGTTCTACACGTTTTTTAGCACCCTTATCTGCGTACGAAATAAAGAAGTCTGGCACATATACTGTTTGCTTGCCAGTTAAAGGATTTCGATACGGTATACGTACTGCTTCACTTGCCCATTGCTCTATTGCAGGGTGCTCGTCGCAGAACTTCATAAAAGTATATTCCCAGCCGGATCGATATGTAGGAACTTTGTTGCCGATGTATTTTTTAGGATTTTTAGGTACAAACTTGCCTTGTGCAAAGCGAGACATATTAGATTACAACGTTTCTTAAATCAAATAATTCTGACGTTTGTTCTGTGTCTCTAAATCCTAAAACACTTGTTTTTTCTCTATTAAAGTTAAGTATTTGAGCTACAATTAAACTTAGTTGTACTTCTGTTACGCCCTTTAATGTGTCTAATAATTCTTGTACATTTAAGTCGTCGATCTTGGCTTGCTGTAGTAATACGCTTGCTGTGTTAATTGCTGAAACTTTTTGGAATCCCCGTTTAAGAAAATACCCAATAACAGCATCAACTTCACTAGGATTATAATTTATATCTAGATTATAAAAATTATTAAAGTATTCTGTTGTAGGCTCTATTGCTGGAGCATTACTATTATCTGACATTGTTTTTGACATAAATTATATTCCTCCGTTTATTGCATTAGATGCAATTTGTGCTAATTTTTGATCACCGCTAGATATCTTAGTTGTTAGTTGTGACACGTATGAAGCTTTTTGTGATGCTGTAGAACTATTATATGTATTTACAGTTACGTTGGGTAGCGCGCCGCTATTAATTAATGCCGGAACCAATACATTAGAAACTGCTGGATTTGCTAACTGACTATTTATTGCACTAATACTAAGCACTGTGGTATCGGCCGATCTTGATGTTGACGATGTTTGAATATTTTGACTGTCAGAAACCGGTAACTTATTACTAGATAATACACTAGTTACTAAGCCGCCAATAACTCCAGTTGCTACTTGTTCAAGTATATTTTTATCTTTATTGTTTTGATTACCAAACGCTTTTCTTAGTAAAGAAGAAGTGCCGAGACCAATTAACGCAGGTATTAAACCTTTGCTTCCGTCAAATCCACTAGTCATTGCATTATCAAGATAGCCTAACGGACTCGGTGTTACATCGTAGCCTGTAGCTGCATCTGCAAAACCTACTGGTGGTTCGAAACTTGTAGTACCGCTAGAATATTGTACAGCTTCATAAGCAACACTAATTGTATTTTCATTAAACTCGCTGCCGCTGCTTGCAACACTTCCGTGATCCCATGAAGTTAACAACGGATTAACTAATGTGTATGCAACCCAATCTCTGCGCGAGAGTTGATAAATTGTAATATAATCAAAAAATGGATTTTTCTTATCATTGTTAAGTCCGTAATTAGGAACCCTGCCAAAATATTTGTCTCTAGGTCCATAAGCTGCTTCATTGCCGCCAACAATTCTGTTAGCGTCATCAAAGTAATATCTGTAATACTCTTCTAATAATGCTCTAGTAACACCAGTATTATCATCATGAAATGCAATTCTACAGTCTTGATAATCAACTCTAGTTTGTACATTCTTTTTACGATTGTATTGTTGTTTGTTTTCTACGCTTGCTCTAAAGCTAGGCAAATCAGCACTCTTAACAAGTATTCCTAATTCTTTTTGGAATCTAAATGTATTTGAATCTGCATTATTGCCTACTTCTCTGTTAGGTTCAAACCTAACATGATACATGTGTTTTGTTTTAGGTGCAAATGCAAAATTACTTTGTGTATAAATTTGGTGGGCATGACGTGCGTCACGCAAGTGGTTTGCTGACTGCAGATTGTTTAGGAATAAATCTTTTAAACTCATACTAATATTTATCCTTATGATTTAACCATGTATATTATATAGAGAAAAGCGGCGACTGAATTAACAATCTCCGCTTTCTATGTAAAATACCAATCTTAGCTAATTGTATTAGCCAGTAACAGTAGTGCCACCAATAGCAGCGTTTGTTGCTCTTGCAACTGCTTCGCCAATACCTTCGAACGAATCGTCTGCACCAAACTGAATAGCGTTGTCATAACGTATAGTCAGTGAAGTTGTTACAGCTTCGTTTGTAGCATATGCTAATGAATTATAGTTTGCTGATTCAATATAGCAGCCTACTAATTGGAATTTATCAATAACGTTAGCACCATTTGCTCCGTTGCCACCGTCTAAAATTTCAATACTAGTTTGGAATTTGTATGTACCACTTGACACTGCACTTGCTTGTTCGAAGAAATCGAACTGCTTTTGTAGCTGCTGTCCAACAACTTTTTGTACGTTGTTGTTTGCATCTTCGCGTAGTGTTAGTGTAATTGGTTCCCATGTGTGCTTACCAGCAAGATAAGTTTTGCTGTTGTAAGCTTCAATTGTCATTTGTTCAAAACTAACGTTTGGACGAGTTACGTCTACTACTTGTCTTGATATTTCTCTAGTTCCATCTGGTCCACCAGTTGTACCAAAGCTGTCTAGTAATACTCTAAAGCGATACTGTAACTTAGGCATCAATAATGATGAGTTGGATCCAGCACCTTCTGTAGGTACACTGATGTTTTGTAATGTTGTAATTGGCATTCTGTTATCTCCTGTACAGTATTTATGCTTAAATGAGTGAGGAATTTTCCTCACTCATTATATGCGCATATTAACCTAGTGCTGCAATTTCGCCTGTGTTCTTAATTCTAAGCGGTATGTATATAAACTCAATAGCTTTTACTGGTTCAATAGCAATGTCTAAGTATAGCTCATTACGATCTATTCTCGCTGGTGTGTTGTTACTTTCATCACACACAACTAGGAAGTCGTAAAGTGCTCTTAGTGCTACTAATTCTAGTAATAGCGCATCAGCTGCCGCTTTAACTTGATCACGTGTGATCTTGTCATTTGGCTCAAACAAGTAAGGTTTCGCTAATAGCTCTAGCTGTCCACGTAAGTAAACAGTTAAACGTGCTACGTTAACGCGATCCAATGCACTTGCATTTTTTGCACGAGTCTTTTGTCCAAATACAACAAGCCCTGCTCCTGCTAGGAACGTAATTGGGTTAATTGCGTTTGAATACAATGTATCGCGCTGTCCTGTGTTCAATGCTACTGACTTAAATTCGCCTTCGCTAGTAATATAACCTGAACTCGAAGCATTACTTACTCCACCGCGTCGTGTTCCTGCTGGAGCAAACCAGGGGAAAGCAACTTGGTCGTTTAGTATAATAGTACGTAGCGCCATGTGACTTGGTGGAACAACAATGTTGTTACCAGCGTTATCACTTGAGAAGCCCGAACCGTAGTACATAGCTAAGTACTCGTCTCTACTTACTGCACCGTCATCATTATCTTCAAGTGCTAGTTTAACGTTAGTTGCCCATTCATTTAATGAAGTTGCATCTGGTGTTAAACGGAATGGTGTATCACCAACAACAAATGCTGTTAAGCGTCTATCGTAGTTTAGTGTGATCATTTCACCAATTAGCTCTGGATAACCAGGAGCAGCTAACAAGTTAAACTGACGACTTTCTTCGTCACGTATATCTTGATTGCTGTTAACTAATGCCTGTAGTGCTTGTACAACACTCTTGCGTTGTGCATGGCGTCCAAAGCTGCCTGAACCATCAGCTTGGTTACCTGAATCAGTAACCCAACGATGTGGATAGTAAGCTGCCATCGAAGCACCAACACCAGCTGTTTGCTGACGGATGTTTTTAGCAGCTACGTCTACATAAGTGCGCTCAAAACGCTTAACGTTAAATCCACTCTTGCGTAAGTTCCATAACAACATACCAGTTGGGTATAGTGCTGGATCTGGGCAATCTGTGTCTACAAAGTCACTTATAAGTAGTTCTGCAATAGTTGCACTTGGTGCGTCTGTTGCTGTACCGCCTGTGTCGCCTTCTCGTGCATCTGCAAATAGTACACCATTTTCTGTAGTTTGATCTGCTTTATCAAGTAAGATCCACTTCAATAATGTTGCGTTCCATCTGTAAATTGCTGGATAGCTTTCAACGTCTGCTGTACTAACCCAAATATCACCTTCAACTAGTGCTGTTAGATCTGATTGTACAGTAGGAGCTGTTGCTGCTACTTGTGGACCATCTGGACTAGTGCCACTATATGGACTAGAAACTGCTGATAAACCAGATCCTCCAACGTAGTTAAGACCAACCCAGTCACTACCGTTATGTACAAGGATGTCAACTTCATCAGTTACACTGTTGTACCATAACTGCTTGGATGTTGCTAAACTTAATGGAACTGTGCTTGATGCTGTGTAAACCAATGGCTTCCAGTTTGAAGCTACTAAGCCAGTTGCTGCTGGACCAGTGTATAAGTTAGCTGTAGTTGCTGCTGCAAAACCGTATAGTGCTAGTCCGCTGTCGGTATCAACAAGATAAATGTCGCCGCCTAATTTGTGCTGGATTACTACTTTATTGTTTGCGTCAACTAATGCTACAACATTAACTAATCCTTTAGCGTTAATAGCTGCTGCAAGTAATTCAGCATCAGTAGAAGCTGCTGTAGATGTAACACTTACTGTTACTGCTGATGTTAGTACTGCACTATTAGCTTTAGTTTCTTGTATAGTAAATGTGTAAGTTGCTGCTGTTACGGCAGCGGCTACGGTAGTACCAGTAACGCTAGTTGCGCCTGACGCTACTCTAGAATATAACTTGTAGTTACCAATTGGGTTAGCAAGCTCGTCTACGTTAGTCTTAACATATAGTGCGCCTGCTGCAAGATTTGCACCGCCGCCTGTTTTATCAAGTCCGTAAATTGCGCCTTGTGCTGTAGTATACATTGGTGCTGTTACAGTTGACCAAAGCTGTGTAGCTGTGCTGTACTGCTTTACACTAATGTTTGCTCCGCCATTTGGAGTAGTTGTTTTAATCCAAACACTTCCACTTGGTGCTGGAGAAGTTGCTCCAGTTTTATATGTAGGAACACTAGTATGTGGTGCTGCTTCTAATCTTGGACCGCTGTATGTTGCTGCTGTTATACCTAAGTCACCCATCAATCCAGCTGAGCCTTCAGCAACTGCTATTTTGCCATCAGCAACTGAACCGTTTGACTGACTTGCTGCATCTGCATAAAGCTCAATTGATCCATCAACTAATGCTGATGTTACGCCTGCAATACCTGCTGCGTTAATAATTCCAACAAGCTGGGCAATAGTTGTACCTGTTAATGCAACAGCAGTACCGTTAATGCTAATAGTTTCACTTGTAGTTAGTACTGGATTTGTTGTTGTGCCGCGTGTTGCAGCCCAACTTGCCTTCCAAGGATTGCCGCCGACTTCTACCCAAGTACCTGTGTTAGTTGCTCTTTGTGCAGTTGTGCCATATCCTGGTGACTTGTAATACAAACGGTTCATTGTGTCGTTTGCGTCAATTGCATAATCGCCAATTTGGCCAATTGATGCTTTTGGTACTCCAGCTAATGCGTTACCAACTAAGTCAGTTACTACTGTAAGTACCGTGCGTGATTGCGCTGTAAAGCTTTGTCCGCCTACAACACTAACTGCCGAGCCGTTCCATTCAAGTATACCGTAGTTACTAATGCTAGTATCATTCCAGTATGCATTGTTTGCTGCTTCGCCACCTGGTGCTGTTGCACTTGCTGTAAGCTCTGTTGCGTCTAAATCTGCGCGAACTACATATGCACGATTCGAAACGCCTAATGTAGAGTAAGCAGCTTGTAAACCGTACTCGTTAAGCTCTCCGCCGTGAATCATATTACCGTTGGTGTCACTGTAAAATAGTGGATCGCCAAATGTTTCACCTAGCTCGCGTTGGCTGGTGATTAAGTATGGTTTGCCTGCGTTTGTTTTAGTAGTACCTACTGCTGTTCCTGTGCCGCTACTTTTAGTTTTATTACTAGCTGTAACTACAAAGATCATAGGGACCGTTCCAGCCGCTGCTGGTGTGTAGAATGATTCGTCAATTACTTTGACTTCTACACCTGGTGATACTAATGCCATGTTATCTCTCCTGTTGGATGGTAAGTGTTTGTGTTCTTATACAGTATTTATTACATTGACAATAAAACACCTAACAAACACACCCGAAAAAGGCACCGAAAAGGTGAGGTAAATACAATATGAGACCTTTATGTATATGCAAGCAACGACCGGCGGCTATTAACTACCGCAAAGATGGAAAAACTTATTATAGAAAGAAATGCGAAACGTGTTTGCGTAATGGCATTGGTCACGGAATACCGTTATGGAAACAACGTGGATACGATAAGAAAGATTCATGTGAGAAATGCGGGTTTAGAAGTACGTACCCAGAAGTGTTTAATGTATTTCACATGGATGGAGATTTAAAGAATTGCAGACACACTAATCTTAAAACTATATGTGCTAACTGTCAGCGCACAATACAAAAAGAAGGTATACGCTGGAAGCAGGGAGATTTACGTCCTGACTTCTAAGTGAGTCATTAACTGATCTAAATTAAACTTTAAATCTTCTAATGTGCCGTTGTTATCAATTGTAAAATCAGACATCCATTGCTCTAAGCTCATTGAGTCAGTAGATTCAGCTTCTAGATGTATACTGCGATCAACCCAAATACAGTAATCAAATACGCCAGTGTTTTGCATTGCAAAGAATTCACGTTTGTTGCGTAACCCACAATAGATATCGTAAGCTTCAAACATCTCTCTACCTAAAGTTGCTGCATCAGGAACATTATAATCACAAATAGCATTATACCATTCTGCTCTGTGATTATGCCTGTCAGCATAACACTCTTCCTCATTAGCGTATCCATACTTTTCCTTTAGGTCATTATATATAAATTGTAAACTGCAAAATTTCGAACTGCTTTCAAAAGTGTACCCGTAACTGTCACGTAGCATCTCACAAACTGTGTCTTTACCATGTCGTCCATGACCTATTACTAATAACTTGGGTTTGTTCATATGAATCTCCTAACTAATTATATATATTATACATTAAAAGTTAGGAGCTGTCAAGTGTTTTTAGCCTATTATGAAGCC